CAGAACTCAGACTCAAAGTCTATAAACAGATGGAGCGTGTCTGGTCAGCTCAAAATGATCGGGACGTGGAAAGGCTTGAGAAAGCGGTCAAGGGAATGTGCCTGGCTTATCAAGCGTTAAACAATTGGGCAACCGATAATGAGATCGAGCAGCTGCAGCACCTCAAGGTCAAACACCTTCAATGGAAGATGAACGATGGATCGGTCATGCTCATCACTGAAACCATTGCAGAAGCACTCCAGCTCCAACAGATCCGCAAAGACGTTAAGAACGAGTCAATCTGGACTATGCAAGAACTAGAAGTGATCCTGAAAGAGCAGATCGTCAAAGACGTGATCAACCTAAAGGCATTCGATCCAACTGCAAACCTGGTCAGTTTTAGTGCTCAAGATGATTGGTTCAAGTGGTTAGATGAAAATTGCACCGATCCTGAGACTTTGAAGTGTGGAGATGGATCTAAACTGTTTGACATTGAGTCTCTGAAGGCTTTAAAGGCACGATAGGGCGTTTTTAATGGGTTGGTGCTATCAACCTATATGTTTTTGTTTTAAATTGAAGAGGAGCGTTTAAATGGCTGGCAGACCTAAACGAAAAGCGGATCTTAAACTGCTGAATTCGATGCCAAGTGATCAGATTTATGCACTTTATGCTGCTGGAATGTCAGAAGTGAACATTTGCATCAAACTTGGCATCGGTCGCTATGCGCTAGAAAATTGGGGACAGATTGAAGAACACTCTAATAATATCGCACGCGCACGTGCGAGTGCTGCCGATAATTTGGCTTGTGAAACACTGGACATAGCAGACAGCACAGCGCCCGAGCACGCACAGCACGCAAGGGTTCGGATCCAGACCAGGCAGTGGCTGGCCGAGAAGTGGAAACCGAGTCAATATGGAGTACAAAAGAGTACAAATGTACAGATAAACCTGTCTGGTGTACGCATGGACGCGCTGCGCCATGTCGAAGTCTTGGAGGACTTATCAACAACAAAATGACCCTGTTATCCTTTTTGGCTGTGGACAAGTGGCACATTCCAAGAATGTCATGTATAACCTGTGCTTAACCACAAATTAACTTAACATAATGGACATTGTATCAAATACAAAAATACGTCAAAATGGCACAATGTCCAATGAAATCAAACACTTAGCTGATTTTCGATGCTGAAAAGATATCCACATACGACAAAAGCACTACATCCTTGCTGACGAGGGTTAACCCCCCCTTACCCGATTCGATGGGGGCAGACTGAGGCAGTACCTAAACACGCACCGAATCCACACTAAGCACCACCCACCACCACACCCCCAACGCGCCCAGCGTCCACAAAAAAAATAAAAAAAATAGCATAATCGGCTACATGACCAACATGACTACTAAAGCAATTCCAGAGGAAAAGGTAAAAGTTGACGAGTTAGTCAACACGAAGTCTTTTGCACAGGTCATTGAGGAGAGGATGGATAGCGCTGACGAGGACACGCAAAAGGCGATCAAGGGCAATCCGTTTGCTGAGTTCGTGCTGAGATATAAGTATGACCCAGTTTTGTTTGTGAAGGAGGTCTTGAACGTGCAGCCTGACCAGTGGCAGGTGGAGTTCTTGAACCACATTGCTGCCAAGAATCGGAGGATTAGTGTGAGATCTGGTCATGGTGTGGGTAAGAGTACGGCAGCGTCCTGGGCGATCATTTGGTATTTGTTCTTGAGGTTTCCGGTGAAGATTGTGCTCACAGCACCCACCAGCAGTCAACTGTATGACGCACTGTTCGCGGAGCTGAAGAGGTGGGTAAAGGTATTGCCTGAAGCGTTGAGGGATCAGTTGGAGGTCAAGCAAGACAGGATCGAGGTGATCGAGGCTCCTACTGAAGCGTTTATATCAGCGAGGACATCGAGAGCAGCGCAGCCCGAGGCACTGCAAGGGGTTCACTCAGACAATGTGATGTTGGTGGCTGACGAGGCGAGTGGAATTCCTGAGCAGGTGTTTGAGGCTGCAGCTGGTTCCATGTCGGGTCACAGTGCAGTGACTCTTCTATTAGGCAACCCAGTCAGATCCAGTGGGTTCTTCTACGACACGCACAATAGATTGGCAGATGACTGGATCACGATGAAGGTGAGTTGTGATGAGTCTCCGAGGGTTAGCCAGGCGTACAGAGATGAAATGGCTGCAAGGTATGGTGAAGAGAGCAATGCGTACAGGATTCGTGTACTGGGTGAGTTTCCGAGGAGTGATGACGATACAGTGATCCCGATGGAGTTGTTGGAGTTGGCACAGAACAGAGACGTGGAGGCCAGTGCGTACTCGAAGTTGATCTGGGGTTTGGACGTGGCGCGTTTTGGATCTGATCGGTCTGCATTGTGCAAGCGTCAGGGGAATGCGGTGATTGAACCTGTGAAGACCTGGAAGAATTTGGACTTGATGCAACTGACTGGTGCAGTGGTGGCTGAGTATGAGATGCTGATACCGAGTCAGAGACCGCATGAGATCATGGTGGATAGCATTGGTTTGGGAGCTGGAGTCGTGGATCGTCTGAGGGAGTTGGGTCTGCCGGCGAGAGGCATCAACGTGGCTGAGAGTCCAGCGATGGGGAGCACTTATAGGAATCTGAAGGCCGAGTTGTGGCACAAGGCGAAGGCATGGTTAGAGGCGCGTGACTGTCGGATGCCCAAAGATGAAGCATTGATTGCTGAGTTGGCCACTGTAAGATATTCATTTACATCTAGTGGCAAAATACAGATTGAGGGCAAAGACGAGATCAAGAAGAGGGGTTTAGCGAGTCCAGATCGAGCTGATGCGTTTTGCTTGACGTTTGCGAGTGATGCGATCATTGGTGCATTTGGATCAGCGATGAGTGGTAAGTGGCCTCAACCCTTGAGGCGTAATATTCCCAGATTAGCTTAAATTAAAGGATTTATATGAAGATGACTAAAGCTCAGAAGAAAGTGGGGAAGGTGATGCACGAGTTCAAGGCGGGTAAGCTGCACTCAGGTATGGGTGGAAAAGTTGTCAAGAATCCACAGCAAGCGATTGCAATTGCTCTGTCCGAGGCCAAAGTTAAGCAGAAGATGCCGATGAAGAAGGGGATGAAGTAATGGCCACTAAACCCATTGAAAACGCGATGCGTCAGATGCAAGTTGACCAAGCAGCTGTCAAGAAGTGTCCCATTGCAACACAAGATATCACGGTGAACTTGAAGAATCGTGGCCATGCAATCACCCAGGCTGCTTACGGTCCTGAGAATCCCGATCTGCCTAATGTCCCTTTTTGGAAGAAGAAGGCTGATACTTGGGATGTGTCTGTGAATGATGCCAAGAAAAGTCGGTGCGGTAACTGTGCAGTGTTCAATGTCTCTGTTGAGATCAGGGACTGTATAGCGAATGGCATTGGCAACGAGGCAGATCCGTGGGGAACCATCAAGTTGGCCGATCTTGGTTATTGTGAGATCTTTGACTTTAAGTGTGCAGGTACTAGAACGTGCGATGCATGGGTGGTGGGTGGACCCAATGACGGTGAGCAGAGTGATGATGCAGAGATGGAAATGGAGGATTAAATGAAACCTGGACTTTATGCCAATATTCACTTAAAGCAAGCGCGTATCGCAGCTGGGTCAAAAGAGAAGATGCGTAAACCTGGTGCGAAGGGTGCTCCAAGTGCAGCTGACTTTAAGGCTGCAGCGAAGACTGCAAAGAAACCGAAGAAATGAAGACACCTGCCTGGCAAAGGAAAGAAGGTAAGAGTCCCACTGGTGGACTCAATGCTAAAGGGCGTGCGAGTGCCAAGGCCGAGGGGATGAACCTGAAAGCACCAGTCAAGTCTGGTGACAATCCCAGACGTGCATCGTTCTTGGCTCGAATGGGTAATATGCCTGGTCCTGAGTACAAGTCTGGTGAACCCACTAGGCTACTGCTGTCTTTAAAGGCATGGGGTGCGAGCAGCAAAGAGGATGCAAAGTCCAAGGCCAAGGCCATCAGTGCCAGGAACAAGGCCAAATGATCTGTCCGATTGTGATCAGTACGGTCAATGGAAGAGGATTGCCAGTCTTATTGGAGTCGATCAAGCAATATGCACCTGAAGTACCGATATATTTGCGAGGTCCATCTTCTATTGTTGACAAGTATGACGTGGACGTGAAGATCTTTGGTGCAGTCAATAACTTTGGTGATGACTACAATTCGGTCATTGACTGTGCGATGAAGGACTATGACTCAGTGATTGTGGCCAATGATGACATTGTGCTCACTCCAAGCAGTTATCGATTACTGATGGATGACGTTGAGATCATCAAGAGTCTGGACAGGAAAATGGGATGGGTTGCGTCAAGATCTGACTCAGTGAGACAGGTTCAGAATATCAGGTACAACCCTGATGAAGACGTTATACAGTGGAACAGGTTTGCGTCTGAAGGATCAATTAGACCAGCAAGCATCATTGCACCCATCTTTGCATGGATCGGGTCTGATGCCTGGAGGGTGAGTAAATTCCCACCATTGAACTGGTATTCAGATGACGTGCATTGCTTGGATCTGGCCAGAGCTGGGTTTGAGCACTATGTGTCTGTGAGTTATGTCCATCATGTTGGATCTCAAACAGTGGGAAACGACATAGACAAGTTAAACGCACAAGCGCGTCCGTGGATCGAGGCCAATCGTCCTGAGTATGCAAGGGAATGGTTTGAAACTTAATCTGGGATCTGGCAAAGATTTCAAAGAAGACTACCTGAATGCAGACATTCAGAGTCGAGTTGACCCTGACTGGTTAGTCGATATCTGTGACCTAAATATAGGCCAAGAGATCGTCACTCGGTTTGGTAATATCAACATTCAACCAGGTATGTTTACCGAAATCTTAGCCCTCGATGTACTTGAACACGTCTCAGATCTGGTGAAGTGCATGAGAAACTGTTTGGATCTACTGGCGCCAGACGGAGAGATGAAGATTGTTGTGCCTTATGACCTAAGTATTGGCGCCTGGTCAGATCCCACCCATGTCAGGGCATTCAATGAGAGATCTTGGGTGTATTACTGTGCATGGAGCTGGTATCTGGGATGGACAGATCGGTTTGACATGGAACACTTAGAGTACAGATTGAGTGAGTATGGATCGAGTTTAAAATTGCCTCAAGATGAATTAGTCCGAATGCCTAGAGCTGTGGACTCAATGTTTTTGATCTTAAAGAAAGCTCCAAATGGAAATGAATGAAGTACCCAACACTGATATTGGATCAATTGAACCAATGGACGATGGTGAGTTAGAGAGCATCATTGGTGCAGAACTTACCGATGCCATTAGTTACATTGACTCTGATGTGTCTCCAGTCAGAGCAAAGGGAACCGAGTATTACCGAGGAGATCCATTTGGAAATGAGGAGGATGGACGTTCTCAGGTGGTGGCGATGGAGGTCAGGGACACAGTATCAGCCATGATGCCAAGTCTGATGCGTATCTTCTTTAGTACAGAGAATGTGGTGGAGTTTGTCCCTCACGGTCCAGAGGACGTGAAGAATGCTCAACAGGCCACCGACTACTGTAATTATGTATTCCAGAATGACAACAATGGGTTTATGACCACCTATGCGTTATTCAAAGACTCATTGGTGCGTAAGTGTGGGATTGCTAAGTATTGGTGGGAAGAGACCGAAAAAGTCAGGATCGAGCAGTATTCTGGACTCGATGATCAGACTTTGCAGATCTTGATGCAAGAAGGAGATGCAGAGGTCAAGATCATCGTGTCTTATCCAGACGAGTCTGTACCACCGATGCAACCACAAATGGACCCGATGACAGGACAAATGATCCCTCCACCACTTCCACCCATGTTGCATGACGTGGAGATCAAGCGAGTCGTTAAGGGTGGACAGATCAAGGTGATGGCAGTCCCTCCAGAAGAGCTGATCATTGATAGACGTGCCAGATCGTTTGACGATGCAGGGATCATTGCCCATCGTCAGATGGCCACTGTCGGTCAATTGATCGAGATGGGATATGACCAGGATGAGATCGAGGAGAACATATCCAGTACAGACCTGGACTCTAATGACGAATACCTGGCGCGTAATCCATTTGGAACAACAATGGGTGCTGGGGACTCAATGAACCCAATGCTTAGACGTGTACTCTATATTGAGTCCTATGTCAGAATTGACTATGACAAGGACAGCATTCCTGAGCTGAGAAAGATCTGCTGCATGGGATCTGGTTACAAGATGGTGAGGAACTTACCTGCATCTTATATTCCATTCGTGGACTTTCCCTGTGATCCTGAACCCCATACTTCACCACTTGAGGCCATGTCAATCTTTGATATCACGCACGATATTCAAGAGATCAAGTCAGAAATTCTCAGGAATACTCTGGATTCTTTGGCTCAGGCAATTCATCCAAGGACTGCAATTGTCGAGGGTCAGGTCAATATTGATGATGTACTAAATAATGAGACTGGTGCAATTATCAGGATGAGAGCACCAGGGATGGTGCAACCCTTCTCCAGTCCATTTGTCGGACAGGCAGCGTTCCCAATGCTCGACTACATTGACCAGATCAAGGAAGACCGAACTGGTATGAGCAAGGCTTCGATGGGACTGAATGCCGATGCATTGCAGTCGAGCACCAAGGCAGCTGTTCAAGCAACCATCGGTGCGTCACAAGGCAGAATTGAGATGACTGCGCGTTTGATGGCAGAGGGCATGAAGAAACTCTTCAAGGGTATCTTGTTCTTGGCCACCACTCACCAGGATAAGCCAAGGATGATCAGGCTCAGAAACGAGTGGACTCAGATCGATCCAAGGGCGTGGGACAGCTCGATGGACATGGCCATCAACATTGCTTTAGGTAATGGTGACGTACAGCAGAAAATGCAAATGCTCACAATGGTCGTGGCCAAGCAAGAGCAGATTCTTCAACAACTGGGTGCAAACAATCCATTGGTGACAGCTCAACAGTATTCAAACACCTTGAGAAAGATTGTCGAATTGTCTGGTTTCAAAGACCCAGGCATCTTCTTTAACCAGATCCCTGACAGTTATCAACCACCACAACCCAGTCAGAAACCTACACCAGAACAGGTTCTGGCTCAGGTTCAGGCCGAGTCAATTCAGGCAGACATTCAGAAAAAGGCTGCAGAACTAGAATTGAAGCGTGAAGAGATGATGAGAAACGATGATTTGCAAAGAGATCAAATGAATCAGGACTTCTTTATCAAGAAATACGAGTTAGAGCTAAAATACCAGACAAATATCAGCAATGCAGAGATCACTGCAGCGCAAGCAATCAATCGCGAGGCGATGAAACAACAAGCAGTTATTGCACAAGGAATGCAACAGGCACCACCTGTTATGCAACCTGGTGCTCCAGCTGCTCCCATCAACCCAATGAGTGGAATGGTCCAATGAGTGAAGTAGAGTATCGAAAAGGCAAAAAGGCCGAACAACTGCATGATGATGAGGTTTTCTCATCGGCATTGGAAAAGCTCCAAAATGATCAAATCTGGATCTGGAAAAGCACCAGACCAGAAGATACCCTAAAAAGGGAACAAGCCTGGATGATGGTGCAAGCCATTGAATCGTTCAGGACTGAGATCAAAAAGTTGATTGATAACGGCAAGGTGGCTCAAAGAGCTATCGAACGCGCACAAAAGAATTTGATTTAATATATAGGGAATACAAATGGCAGATCCAACACCAACCGTACAAGGGAGTGTTACAGGCTCAATGAATTTGGCTGAAGCAGCCAATGCTCTTGAATCCATACTGCCCGATGAGGGACAACAGAAAGGTGACGAGACGCAGCAACCATCGGAGCAATCCGATGAAGCGACTCAGTTAGAGAATTCCGAGGAAGATCAAGACGCTACCGAGGAGAATGAAACTAACGAGGAAAAGTCAGAGGAGGAGGGTGAAACCGAGGAGGAAGACCAGCCACAAACCTTCACCGTCAAGATTGACGGCAAAGAGGTTGCAGTGTCACTGGATGAACTCCAAAAGGGTTACTCAAGGACTCAGGACTACACACGAAAGACGCAACAGATTGCTGAGATCCGCAAAGCGGTGGAATCAGAAACTCAAGCGGTTCGTGCAGAACGTGAACAGTATTCACAATTGTTGGGAGCATTACACAACCAACTTCAACAGTCTGTTGAACCCCAAGTCGATTTGGAAAGACTCTACCATGAAGATCCGATCGAATGGGTAAGACAAAAAGAGGTTTTGAGAGACAAGCAAGAGCGTTATGCTGCAATCCAATCTGAACAGCAACGACTCGCACAACTCTCAAAGATTGAGCAAGACCGAGCAATGGAGAGTCATTTGCATCAGCAAAAGGACGAACTATTGAAGGTCATTCCACAGTGGAAAGATCCTAAAACAGCAAAGGCTGAGAAGGAAATGCTCATTAAATCTGCACTCGATGTAGGTTTCTCTGATGAAGACATGAAGGGCATTTCAGATCATCGTCTAGTCGTTTTGTTGCGTAAAGCAGCACTGTACGACAACATGATGGGGAAACGTCAAGGCATTAAGCCAGTGGTGAACAATGGACCCAGACCAGCCACGCCAGGTGCAGCTGGAAGGGTCTCTACGACAAGTGAATCGTCACGCGCAAAGCAGCGTCTTGCAAAAACGGGTCGCATCGATGATGCAGCCCATGCCATTTCACTTTTATTAAGGTAGTAAACCATGACAATCGTAACAAACACGTTCACAACGTACAGTGCAAAAGGTATTCGGGAGGATCTTTCAAATGTTATAACGAACATATCACCAGAAGAAACTCCAATGATGTCCAATATTGGACGTTCAAACATTACCAGCACTTTGTTTGAGTGGCAGACAGATACATTGGACACAGCAGCTGCCAATGCTCAACTTGAGGGTGATGACGTAGGTTCATTTGATGCAGTTACAGCAACTGTACGTTTGACCAACTATGCTCAGATCTCCAGAAAGACCATCGTCTTGTCAAATACTGAAGAAGTGGTTAACAAGGCAGGTAGACGTTCTGAGTTGGCTTATCAGATTGCCAAGCGTGGATCTGAACTCAAGCGAGACCAAGAATTCATCATGTTGAATGGTGGTATTGCGGTCGCAGGTAGCACTTCAGCTGCCAGAGTAACAGCGTCATTGGGTGCATTTGTTAAGACCAATGTAGATATGCAAACAAATGGTACAAATCCATCTTATACAACACTACCAAATAGTGCGCGTACTGATGGAAACGTGCGTACTTTCACTGAAACCATTTTGAAGAATGTCATTCAGCAAGTATGGACTTCAGGTGGAACACCTAAGATATTGATGGTTGGTCCAATCAATAAACAGCGTGTATCTGGATTCTCTGGTATTGCATCAAGTCGTTTCAACATCAATGGTGGTGATCGTCCAGCGACAATTATCGGAGCTGCAGACATTTATGTCAGCGATTTTGGTAATGTCCAAGTGGTTCCAAATAGGTTCCAACGTGAACGTGATGCTTGGGTAATCGATCCTGATTACGCAAAGATGACCGTATTGCGTCCATACCAACAAGTTGAACTGGCTAAGACTGGTGATGCTGAGAAACGTATGCTCATCGTTGAGTGGGGTTTACAAGTGATGACAGAGAAAGCAATGGGCTTGGCTGCAGACTTGATAACTTCTTAAACTATGAAGGAGGAGGCCAGAGAAATCTGGCCTCTTTAGTATGGAAAAAAGATTATTTAGCGAAGATAAAGAAATTGGTATCACCAGGACTTGGCACTACAATCCTTTGACTGATGAGGCAACCATTCAGACTCAACAGGACGTGACAGGTATTATTGAAGAGAACAAGCAAGAGTTTAATCAAGTTGATGAGAAGGCCAATTGGAATGGTGAGTGGCATAGGGTTGCAAGTATTCCAATGAGCATTTATGCACAATTGAAGGCCGAAGGTAAGCTAGAAGATACGGATTACATGAAGAGATGGCTGAATGATCCAGACAACAAATACTTTAGAGTGAGACCAGGACAAGTATGAACTACATTGCAGTCTGTACACCAGCAAGGGACATGGTCCATACGAACTATACCTACTGCATGGTCAATATGGTCTCTTACCATACTCTCAATACGACAGACGCAATCAGTTTAAAGATCATGCAAGGCACAATCATTCAAAATCAACGTGCTGATTTGTGCCTAGATGCAATGCGTGAAGGATGCAGTCATATCCTGTTTATTGACTCAGACATGACATTCCCACAGGACATGGTACAGCGTCTTTTAAAGCATGACGTTGACATTGTGGCTGCCAACTGTGCAAGAAGAAGAATGCCAACTGGACCCACAGCTCAGAACTATGATGAGAATGGTGTTAGACAATTGGTGTACACAATGCTTGACTCAACTGGCCTGGAGGAAGTTGGGAGTATTGGCACTGGGATTATGCTCATCAAGAAGGAAGTATTTCAGAACATGAGCGAACCTTGGTTCGATATGCCTTGGCAGGTTGTTAAAAGAGGCTACATGGGTGAGGATGTATTCTTTTGTAAGAAGGCTCAAGAATTGGGTTTTAAGGTCTACATCGATCACGATGTCAGCAAAGAAATTGGTCACATTGGTACATTTGAATTCAAGCATGACCATACTTGGGTGATGCGTGATTTAGAAAAAGCAAAAGAAAAAGAGGAAACTTAAATGGCATTGACCACTTATACAGAACTCAAGGCATCGGTCGCAGACTGGATCAATCGTGATGACTTGACTGCTGTAATTGTTGACTTTATCTCTCTTGCAGAGGCTCAGATTGAGCGTACTTTAAGAACAACTCAAATGATTGTCAGGGCTACTGCAAGTATCGATGGTGAATATTCTGCTGTACCTGCTGACTTTTTAGAAACGAGAACAGTTAAATTAAACACCAATCCAATACAACCCTTGCAGTTTGAGACTGTGGATTCATTGGACTCATTGAGAACTCAATACACTGCACCAGGCAGACCACAGTATTTTGGTATTGTCGGTACTCAGATTAGAGTCGTTCCTGTACCAGACACAACTTATACAGCAGAACTAATTTATTATGGAAAGTTGACAAAGTTATCAAGTGCAAATGCAACCAACTGGTTATTGACTTCAAGCCCAGATATTTATCTCTACGGTGCTTTACTTCAAGGTGCTCCATATCTACAAAATGATGAGAGAATTCAAACATGGGCAACACTGTACGAGCGTGGATTGAATGATCTGAAGATTGCTGATGATCGTGGATCAACGTCTGGTGGTGCTCTTTTAGCAAGAACAAATACTTTTGGGGTGAGATATGTCTAGTTTTACCGACTACACCGAAAACCTAGTCTTAAATTGGGTTTTCACGACAAATAGTGCAACCAGACCCACTGCCTGGTATGTCGGACTTTTCACAGCTGCTCCAAGCGATACAGGTGGTGG